ATCCACTCCAAGATCCTGACCGACGACGTGTTCAACAAGTGGTACAAGGTCTTCCCCGAGCGCTTCCAGAACAAGACCAACGGCATCACTCCCCGCCGCTGGTTCGGTCTGTGCAACCCCGAGCTGGTTTCCCTGGTCCGTGAGAAGGTCGGCGCTGACTTCCTGAAGAATCTGGACGAGATCGGCGTTCTGAAGGGCATGATCGACGATGAGCTGGTTGGCCGCTTCAACTATATCAAGCATCAGAAGAAGGAGCAGCTGTGCGCTGTTATCGCTGAGCACGAGGGTGTCCAGCTGAACCCCGACTTCATGTTCGATGTCCAGGTCAAGCGTCTGCACATGTACAAGCGCCAGCTGATGAACGCCATCTCCATCATGGACATCTACTTCCGTCTGAAGGAGGGCCGTCTGCCCAACTTCTACCCCACCTGCTTCATCTTCGGTGCCAAGGCCGCTCCCGGCTATGAGGATGCCAAGAGCGTCATCCGCTATATCAACCGCATCGCCAAGCTGATCAACAACGATCCCGCTGTCAACAACAAGATGCGTGTCTGCTTCGTTCAGAACTACAACTGCTCCTACGCCGAGCATATCATCCCCGCTGCCGACATCTCCGAGCAGATCTCTCCCGCCGGCCTGGAGGCCTCCGGCACCGGCAACATGAAGCTGATGCTCAACGGTGCTGTCACCCTGGGCACCCTGGACGGTGCCAATGTGGAGATCGCCCAGGAGGCCGGCCACGCCAACGAGTACATCTTCGGCGCCACCGTCGAGGAGATCAACTCCATCAAGGGCAACTACTACGCCAAGAACTTCTATGATGCCAACCCCGACCTGCGCCGTGCTGTGGACACCATGGTCAACGGCACCGTCGAGACGGACACCGGCATCCGTGAGGTCTACAACAAGCTGATCAACTGGGGTCCCTCCTCCGATCAGTACTACATTCTGAAGGACTATGCCAGCTACATCGATGCCAAGCTCCGTGCCAACGCCGAGTATGCCGACCGCCTGTCCTTCGGCCGCAAGTGCCTGATGAACGTGGCCTCCGCCGCCAAGTTCTCCTCCGACCGTACCATCCGCCAGTACGCCGCCGAGATCTGGCACATCGAGCCCACCGTCCGCTAACCCTATAAAAATACCCATTTCCTAACGGAAATGGGTATTTTTATCGAATTACGGGATTTATTCTTCATTATTCATTACAAACGGGGCCTGCCGCAAAACGGCAGGCCCTTTTCTATATCATTCCTCGTACTCCGGCAGCCAGGGGATGGTCCCCTCTTCATCCGCCTCCCGGAAGGTGAAGGAATACTGGATGTAGTCCGGGCGGCTCTCCTGGGCCATCTCCAGTTGTGTCAGATAGACTGCTTCTGAGGTGCCCCAGATTGGGTGGTACAGCTCCCCCGGAGCACGGGTGGCCATCAGCACCTGCAATGCGTTGAACCACTCCACCGCATCCGGTCCGAAAAACACGCCCCTGCCGGTGTAGACCCGGCACATGGGTCCCATTCCCGTGTAGTCGTACTGCCCAATGTTGTTGAGCTGGTACTGGGGCTGGCAGACCATATTGATGCCGAATTCCTCCGGATTTTCCGGCCACCGGAACATCCGGAATTTCATTTTATCCATCCTGCGCCTCCCTGCCCAGGGCAAAGCCTCGGCGGATCAGCCGCAGGCCCTGCCCGGTGTGTTCATATCGCTCCTCATTCCAGCAGCAGCCTGTGTAGACCCATTCCCGGTTTCTGTCCCGGACTGTCAGTACAAAGGGCTCCGACACCACTTCCAGTTCCTGGTCCCCCTGCTGAACCAGCTCCAGCTGCCAGCCGTCCCGGCCCGAGGTGATGCCCACGGGCTCACTCTGACAAAAGGCTCCGATCAGCCGCCGCCCCCGGTCCCGGCGGGCGGTAAAGGACACCACACCGGGCACCGCTTCCCCCTCGCAGAGAATTTTCAGCCCCGTTCCCGGTGTCCAGCCCTCCGGGCCGGAGATCACAGCCTGTGCCGCCGTCATGGTGATGCAAAAGCAGTCGCTTCCGCTCAAATATTCCATCTCCCGGGCCTCGCAGGTCATCCCGGCCCGGCTCAGCGCCTCTGCGGCCCTTGCCGCCCAGACCTGGCAGCACCAGCCCCCCAGGATTCGGGGGCTGAGGATACGAACATGGTAGCGCACCAGCCCCGCCGGGACATCCAGCTCCCGCAGGCCCACCGCAGCAGTGGGAGCATCCACCTCCGGCTGCTGATAGCCGGGGTATTCCTCCCCCGCTTGCAGCCCTGCCTGCCGCAGAAGCTCCGCCAGAGCCTCCAAAAGCTCATAGCCCACCGGCCTTCTCCCCCTTCTCCACGCACATGGCCCAGCTGTACACCGGACCACCCGGCCCGGTGATCCGGTGGGCGGAGCGGACCAGATAGTCCTTCCCCTCCGCCACCAGGATCATGTCCTCCCTGGGCTCCGGCTCCAGGGGCCCGATGTAGACATACCGCTGCCTGGTTTGCAGACCCAGGGGTCCCGGCTCCAGCTTCGCCAGCCGGTCCAGCTTTCCCGCCACAGGCTGAAAAAGCCCCCGGACCTTTTTCTCTCCAAGCCGGATGTCCATGCCGTGCTGCCGCAGCAGCTTCTCCACCATGACCCGCATCCTACACCCCCAGAAAGGCAAAGCAGTCCCGGACATAGGGCATCAGGATCAGCTCTGCCTGCCCCCGGAGGCACCGGGCAGCGGCATTGTCGCTGCTGCGCTGGACCGTCAGCTCCCCGGCAGTGAACCGCTCGGGGCTGCCGTCGCTTTCGGACAGGGCCGCCAGGGCGAACAGGCTCCCGGCGGCGATGAAATCCGCCCGGCAGTCCTCGGGGGTGATGCCGCTGCGCAGCCGCCCCGCCAGGGTGTTCTTCGCCACCCGACACAGGACCCGCAGCAGCGCATCCTGCTCCGGAGTGAGTCTGCCCACCATCACCAGCGCCTGGGCGTAGATCTGATCCGCCAGAGTCATACGGTCAGAACCTTGGCTGCCCCGTCACAGATCTTGCCGAAGCCGCAGATGGCGGTGATGGCAGCCCGCTCCAGCTGCCGGTCGATGAGCTTGTCATACTCCACCAGCACCTCCCCGGCCCGGACCTGCTCCAGGGCGTAACGCTTGTCGATGCCGATGATCATGCCGTCATCCACAGCGGAGGTCCGATGGATGTCCGCACCCAGAGGAGCCGCCAGAATGCCGGTGCCCTGGAAGTTTAGGCCCGTCAGCGGATTCTGCAGCTCGGGGATCTTCAGCATCTTCGTCATCATGCCGCTGGAGAGGATCATGCCGTTCATGGTATAGGGGTCAAACTGGCCCCAGAACTCCACCAGCTGATCGTAGCCCAGCTCCCCAGCCTCGCCGGAGATGGGGCCCTGGCCCACCCGGAAAATTTCCGCCGCATTGTCGTTGCCGTCGCCATCCACCAGCACATCGATGGCATCCTTCAGCTGCATCTTCTGGATGTAGCTGCCGATCTGGCGCAGCATCACACTGAACAGGTCCAGCTTCTGGAACCGGATGGCCTCGTAGCTGGCGATGAGCATCCGGCCCCGCTTGCTCAGACTGATGAGATTGTCCCGGGTCCGGACCTTGGTGGCAGGAATCACAGCCCCCTCTGCCACAGCGGCGGGAGCGGCCTCCTTTTCATCCATCTCAGCGTAGATGGAGCGGTAGTCCATGGCATCGATGACGGTGGTGGTGGCAGTGATGGCGGGCAGGATATCGTTCTCCTCCATGCCCTGGCGGACCGTCCGGGCGATGTACTCGGGGAACAGGACCGCAGAATCCATGGTCCGGAAGAATTTCTCCACGGAGCTGGAGCCGGGCCCCTTGGCCTTGATCTCGAAGCGCCGCAGCTGCCGCTGGAAGGCATCGGTCTTCTCCAGGGAGGTTCCCCGGTAGTTCTCACTGGGGTCCAGCTCCTCCAGCACCTGGGAGAAGGTCTTGCCGGACTGGCGGTACATGCCCTTTTCGAGTCTGAGATTGTCGTAAGCCATTTTCGTTTCCTCCTTACAGCATGATGATTGCGGTGTGCGCAGCCTCGTCCAGGCTGACCACCAGATACTCCCGACCGGTCCCGGCCTTCACGCCGCCATTGCCGTCGGCGCAAAGGTTGACATAACCCAACCCCACGCTGCCGCTGACGGCCACTTCGGCGAAGCCCGCCACCTGCACGGCGGCATAGTCCCCCCGGACACCCTCCACAAGGCCGCAGAATTTCTCTCCGGCAGCGCAGGGGGCTACCGTACCATCAGCGCTCACTTTGCACACCTGCCCGGCCTCGCAGCCGCTCCGGGCAAAGGTCACAGCCATCCGCCCGATTTCCTCAAAAGATACATTCATTGATTTTCCCTCCATAAAAATTGATATATTCTCCGGAATTTCCGGAAAATATCTTCGTAGGGAACGCCGTCCCCGGCGTTCCGTCTGGTTCGATGTCCTCGGCATCAGACCAGAATCCGAGCCTCCTTACCGCCTTCGGCGGACGGAACGCTGAGGACAGCGTTCCCTACAGCGGCTCCGGATTTTGTCAGATCAAATACCCGCTCTCCAGCGCTTCCTCGCCCCGGACGGTGCCCAGCTGGAGCTGGATGGGGTAACGCTCCGCCGCCTGCTCCCGGAGGGCATCCCGAAGCTCCACCAGCTCATTCCCGGCCAGCTTCTCCACAGCCCCCCGGAGGGTCGGCTCGGCGATTTTCAGACCCAGCATCAGTCCCAGGCGAACCACCTCATCTGCCAGCTGCTTCTGATAGGCCCGGCCCAGCTGGGAGAGCTTCCACAGCCCCCGATACTCCTCCTGGGCACCGAACTCCTCCGCCAGCTCCTTCAGACTGATACGCTTCCCCATACCCTTCAGCACCCCGGCAGAGCGCTGGGAAGGCACCGCCACAAAGGAGAATTCATAGGCATCCACCGGCTCCCGCAAAATGGCGCAGCACAGCTCGCCCTCATAATATTCGCCCTTGCGGTGTCCGCAGGAGCCATACTCGCCGCCGCAGATGGAGCAGACGGACTGCCCCATGGCGCAGCCCACGCTGACTTCTTTTTTGATTCCCGCCTCGATGTCGGCGATCCACTCGTCCCCGGCACCGCCCCGGCGGATGTAGGCCCAGGCCTTGATATAACGGACCCCATCTTCATCCAAAACCTCGGTGTCGAAAATCCGGGCCAGCTGCCCAGAGGCGGACCACTTGTGGTCCACAATGCCGCTCTTGCCCACGAAAAGCCTCGCCAGCTCCGGGAGCGACTCCCCATCGAACCGCTCAAAATCCCGGTCCACCTGGTCATCGCACAGCCGCACGGAGAACACATAGACCTGCTCCTGTGACAGACTTCCCTTCGCCAGCGCATTGATCTTCTCCAGCTGCGCCGCCGTCGGCACCCCAACGCCCACCGCACTGGACTCCTTCTTCACATCCATAGAATCACCCCATTCTCCATTCTCAATTCTCCATTCTCAATTTCGCCGCCTGTGCGGCGTACAGCTCCGCCCTCGCCGTCTCCGCCAGATCCTGGAGGCTGATCTCATCCCATTCGATCTCCACCTGGGGGTCATAGCCCTCCAGGATCAGCCAGGTCCGGCAGATTTTCCGGATCACCGGCTCCACAGCCCGGCGGATGGCCCAAAGCTCCGAGGTCAGCAGGTCTGCCTGCTGGGCGCTCATGCGCTCGGTGGTGGACCAGCTCAGGCCCAACAAAAAGGGCGGCAGCCCGGTTTTTGCGATGAGCTGCTCCAAGATCTGCCGGACGGGGACCTCGGAATCCAGAATGGGGCTCTCGCCCCCGATGACCTTGATTTCCACATCCCCCACGGCGACAAAATCCCGGACCATGCCGTTTTTCCCGTCCTCCATAGCCCGTGCCCACTCAGCAGCCATCTGGCTGCCCCGCTCTCTCGCCTGGGCCGGGTCCAGATTCTCCTCCGGGCGGCAGATGACACTGTAGCGCACATTTCCCGCACGCTCCCAGTTGACACCGATGGTGTTGTAGATTTTCAGCAGGATGTCCGCCAGAAAGGGCATCCCCCGGAGCATGCTGACCCCATAGGGATGTTTCGGCTCCGGATTCAGCGTGGTAAACAGCAGCAGCTCCTGCCAGGGGAGCCTGCCCAGCTGCCCCCGGTCATCGGGCCCCCAGAGCTCCATATCCAGGGCACTCTGCCCCTCCCGGACCTCCAGCGCCGTCACATCCCCCCAGCACACGGCCCGGAGCCGCTCATTCGCCACCACCAGCTCCCCCACAGCCCGTCCGTAGGTCAGCAGGCTGTCTAAGTAAGCCGACAGAAAGGCATCGATGCCATACTGCCCCCGTCCGCAGGGGACCGTCCGCAAAAATTCCCGGAGCTGCTCCTCCCTGCGGCACTTGACCCGGAAGCCGCCGCACAGCCGCACCAGCTTCAAAATGGCGGCATCCACCACCGGCACCGCCGCACGCAGCTCCCGGTAGATCCGCTCCTCACCGCCGCCCAGGGGCACATAGCCCCGTAAGCCTCCGAAGGGATGGGCGCTGCCCATCCTCAGCTGAGCCACGGCGGCGGCTTCTACGTTTTTCTTCATGGTTTACCTCCTTCTCTCCACACTGCCCACCACAAAGCCCGCCGAGGCCTTGGTGAGCACCGTGGACACAAAATAGCGCATGTCGTCCATGGCGTGGTCGTGCTCCTTCTTTACCTGGTCCCTCTGTCCCCCACGCAGATCCCAGACATACTCCTCCATCTCCCGCAGGCAGTCCCGGCAGGGGGTGCAGATGCAGATGCGCCCGGATTTCAGCGCATCCGCCGTGGCCCGGATGCCCGAGAGCACATCGTTGTCGGCCTTGCGGACACGCCAGCCCTTCTGCCGCAGCAGCTGGATAAAGCTGGCCGCCGATGGGTCCACGATGACCTCCCGGATGGTCCGCCCTCCTGCCAGCTCCCGGAGCGAGCGCTCATACTCCCCGTCGGTCATCTGCCGCTTTTTCGTCCGGGAGTCGAAGTAGAATTCCGCTACCCGGTACCAGACCCCCGTTTGCAGTCCCCACAGCCCCATGGACATGGGATTGACGGTTCCGTAGTCGCAGGAGATGTACCAGCTCTCAAAGTGCCCCTCGGGCACCCGCACTGCCATCTCCGGCTCGAAAAAGTCGTAGACCCTGCCCTCGGCCTGGGCCCACTGGCCCAATACGAACCGCCGGTAAAAAATGCCCGTGTAGAGCCGCTCATACCGCTGCCGGATCTCGGGACTGAGCGAAGGGTTGTCCTCCATGGTAAAGTGCAGATGCAGGGCATTGCGCTCCCCGGCTCCCAAAATCCACTCCCGATAGAACCAGTGGTTGGGCCCAGCCGGGTTGCAGTTGAACCAGAGCCTGGACCCCGTCACCGAGCACCGGGCGCAAGCCTGCTCCACGAAGGACCTCGGCATCAGCGCCACCTCGTCCATCAGCACCCCCGCCAGGGTCATGCCCTGGATCATCCCAGCGGCGGCCTCGTCCCGCCCGCCGAAGAGGTAGAAGTCGTTGCTCCTGCCCCCCAGCCGCAGGGTCAGCTTATTTTCTGACCGCCGTTCGTTCAGCTCCGCCCCCAGCTCCCTGAGCCTGGGCAGCAGCTCCGCCAGCACGTTCCGGCGCAATGCCCCGATGGTCTTGCCGCAGAGGGCAAACCGCCGCCCGTGAAAGCCGGACTGCGCCCAGAGAAAGAACCCCAGCCCCATAGCCAGGGTCTTCCCGGACCGGACCGCCCCGTCGCAGACGATGGCCTCATAGCCTGCATCGGGACCTCCCGGCAGCCACCAGGTCACGGCCCGTTTCTGCTTGGGCGAAAATCCGACATAGCTCACGGCTCCTCCGGACCTCCCAACGCCCGCAGCAGCTCCCCCATGCCGTCGCCACCCTCCTCCATGGCCTGCTGCAGCCGCTCCAGGACCTTGACCCGGTCGATGAGCTTGATCTCCACCAGCCCCTTGTCGCTGCGGCGAATTTCACTGAGCAGGCTCAAGTCCAGCCCCTTCAGATCCGGCAGCTCCTCCAGAGCCAGCCGCACGCAGTCGTTGGGCTGCCCGAAGGCCAGCTCCGCCAGGCGGCGCAGCACATCCTCCCGCCGCAGCTTCCCCTCTCGGATGCGGCTTCTGAGGGTGCTTCGTTTTTCCTCCAA